GGGTTATAGAGGTTTTAGTATGAATAGACCTGATAAGCTTTGGAATAAATTATCTGTTGCTGAAAGAGAAGTTGGTGGAATACCTAACTCAAGTGAAGATATTAGACAAGCACACGGTGCTGCAATTGAAATGTATATACAAGACCATGTTGGTCTTAAATCAGATGGTACATGTGGTAATATGTATTTCAATAGAACTTTAAATGATTGGGCAAGATATGATATAAACAATAGAACAAAGTTTGATGCTACCATTAGTAGTGGTTTAGCAATTATGGCTTGTAATAGACATTTATATTATCCAATTAATAAAAAAGAAAAACAAAAAGTAAACATAAGTTTTGCTAGATATAAACAATCTGGCATGCATTCAAAATTAATAAAGAATTAATATGGCTGAGTCAGTTGTAAAAAGTTATTTTCCTAGTCAAGTAGCTAGCGATATGGAAAAAATGAGTCCTGAGTATGGACTTAAAGTCGCAAAAGCTATTGAGGCAGAGTGGTTTAAACGTGACTCTGGTACTAACAGATTTTATGGTAATCAAACAGAGTTTCATAAACTAAGGCTATACGCTAGGGGAGAACAATCAATACAAAAATACAAAGATGAATTATCTATAAACGGTGATTTATCTTACCTTAATTTAGACTGGAAACCAGTACCTATTATACCTAAGTTTGTAGATATAGTTGTTAATGGTATATCAGAAAGAATGTTTGATGTAAAAGCATTCTCACAAGATCCACATGGTGTAAGTAAACGTACTCAATATATGGAATCTATATTGTTAGATATGGAAACTAAAGATATGACTGAGTTTGTTTATAATTCATTTGGTGTTGATTTGAGACAAAACCCAGATCAAGAGTTGCCAGATAATATACAGGAGTTAGAATTACACATGCAGCTTAATTACAAGCAAGCTGTAGAAATTGCTGAAGAACAAGCTATTGAAACTGTATTTAAAGGTAACAATTATGATTTAATTAGAAAAAGATTAAATTATGATTTAACTGTTTTAGGTATAGGTGCTGCAAAAACTACTTTTTCAAAAGCTGAAGGAGTTAAATTAAATTACGTTGATCCAGCAAATTTAATTTATTCTTATACAGAAGATCCTTATTTTGATGATATATATTACGTTGGTGAAGTTAAAAGTGTACCTTTAAACGAATTAAAAAAAGAATTTCCTGATTTAGATGAAGATGGTTTAAAAAAGGCTTTAGGTCAAGGTTTCCAAAATTCTGGTTATTACAACAGAAATTTATCTGAATCAAATCAAACAGATAAAAATCAAATACAAGTTTTATATTTCAATTATAAAACATACGCTAACGAAGTGTATAAAGTAAAAGAAACAGCAACTGGTGCTACAAAGATAATAGTAAAAGACGATACGTTTAATCCGCAAATGGACGCTGAGTTAGAAGCTAGGTTTGGTAAAATGTCTAGATCTATAGAGGTTTTGTATGAAGGCGCTATAGTTCTAGGTTCTAAACAATTACTAAAATGGGAACTTGCTAGAAACATGATGAGACCTAAAAGTGATTTCACTAAGGTTAAAATGAATTATAGTATTGTTGCTCCTAGAATTTACAAAGGTAGAATAGAAAGCTTAGTTAGTAGAATAACTGGTTTTGCTGATATGATACAATTAACACATCTTAAATTACAACAAGTAATGTCTAGATTAGTACCAGATGGTATTTATTTAGACGCAGATGGTCTTGCTGAAATAGATTTAGGTAACGGTACTAATTACAATCCGCAAGAAGCTTTAAATATGTTTTTCCAAACTGGTTCTATTATAGGTAGATCTATGACTAGCGAGGGTGATATGAACCCAGGTAAAGTTCCAATACAGGAAATACAGTCAGGCGCAGGTGGTGCTAAATTACAATCATTAATCCAAACATATAATTATTATTTACAAATGATAAGAGATGTCACCGGATTAAATGAAGCAAGAGATGCTAGTTCGCCTTCAAAAGATGCTTTAGTTGGTGTTCAAAAATTAGCTGCTGCTAATAGTAACACAGCAACTAGACATATATTACAAAGTAGTATGTTTATAACTGCAGAAGTAGCTGAAGCTATAATGTTAAGAATATCAGATATTATAGAATATTCACCAACAAGAGATGCTTTTATACAACAAATAGGTGCACACAATGTTGCTACGTTAGAAGAAATGTCTAATTTACATTTGTATGATTTTGGTATATTTATTGAAATGGCGCCAGATGAAGAAGAAAAACAAATGCTAGAAAATAATATCCAAATGGGTCTTCAACAAGGAAGTATTGATATTGAAGATGCTATTGATTTAAGAGATATTAAAAATATAAAACTAGCTAATCAACTTCTTAAATTAAGACGTAAGAAGAAAATGGAATTAGAACAGCAACAAGCTCAAGCTAATATACAACAACAAGCTCAAGCAAATGCTCAAGCACAACAAGTTGCTGCACAGGCAGAAGTAGAAAAACAAGAAGCTATAACAAACCAAAAAGCTCAATTAGCACAACAACAGTCTACTTTAGATATGCAGAAATTAGAAAAAGAAGCTATGCTTAAAAAGCAATTAATGAACCATGAGTTTATGATCAATAGTAGACTTAAGCAAATGGAACTTGATGTAGCTAATTCTAATGAAAAAAAGAAAGAAGATCGTAAGGACGAACGAACTAGAATACAAGCTAGTCAACAGTCCGAACTAATCGACCAGAGAAAAACAGGAAAACCACCTAAAAACTTTGAGTCGTCAAGTAATGATATATTAGGTGGTGGATTTGGATTAAATGCTTTTGATCCAAGATAACATTTGTTAAATTTTATAATATTATATTATGGCAGAAAATAAAGAAGAGAAACAGCCTCTTGAAGAGGTTGTTGAAGAAACAGTAGATAAACAAGAAACTGTTGAAGAGCAACCAGAAAAAGAGGTTGCCGAAGAGGTTAAAGAAGAAAAACCTAAAAACGAAGTTTTAGAAGACGGAACAATTAAATTAGATTTAACTAGCATTGATGATAAAAATCCTAATGCTGAATCAAATCAAATTGGAAGTTCTAAAACTGAAGTAGAAGAAGTACAAGAGGAACCAGAAGAACAACCTGTGCTTGAGGAAATAACTGAAGAACAAGAACAAGAGGTTCAAGAGAAGGTTGAAGAATTAAAAGAAGAGGTTGAGGAGGTTGTAGAACAATCTCAACAAACTGGTGAAAAACTACCAGAAAACATACAGAAAGTTATAGACTTTATGAATGAAACTGGTGGTTCTTTAGAAGATTATGTAAGACTTAATCAGGATTATTCAAAACATGATGATAAATCTTTGTTAAGAGAATACTATAAAACAACTAAACCACATTTAACTGATGATGAAGTTAACTTTTTAATGGAAGATAACTTTAGTTATAGTGAAGATGAGGAAGATGAAAGAGTTGTTAAGAGAAAAAAATTGGCATTAAAAGAGCAAGTTGCAAATGCTAAGTCCCACTTAGACGGGTTAAAGTCTAAATATTACGAAGAAATCAAAGCTGGTTCTAATTTAAATGAAGAACAACAAAAAGCTGTAGATTTTTTCAACCGTTATGAGAAGAATCAGAAGATAAGCGAAGAGGCTAATTCTGTATTTTTAAATAAAACCGATAAGGTTTTTTCTGAAAGTTTCAAAGGTTTTGATTACAAAGTAGGAGATAAAAAATATAGATTTAACGTAAAGGACGCTGGTAAGGTTAAAGAAACTCAAAGCAATATTAATAATTTTGTGAGTAAATTTGTAGACAAAGATACTCAACATATTACTGATGCAGAAGGTTATCATAAATCTTTATTTACAGCAATGAATCCTGACCTAGTCGCTCAACACTTTTACGAACAAGGTAAAGCTGATGCTATAAAACAAAGTATGGCAAAAGCTAAAAACGTTGACATGTCTGCTCGTGGTACTCACGAAAAAGTTAGAGATGCTAGCGGCTTTAAAGTAAGAGCGGTATCTGGAGACTCTTCAAGTGACTTCAAATTTAAAATAAAACGAAAATAACTTAAAATTAAACAAAAATGGCTTTAGGAACATTCTCGGGTGGGGCTAGCGCACAGCACCTTACCCCAAGACCGGATAAAACATTATTCGGGAGTAATTACCTGTCAATTACAGGTAATGACTTTAATTTCACTAAGCAATTCTTACCAGAAGTTTATGAAAAAGAAGTTGAGCGTTATGGAAACAGAACGATCGGCGGATTTTTAAGAATGGTTGGCGCTGAAATGCCAATGGCTTCTGATCAGGTTGTTTGGGCTGAGCAGGGAAGAATCCACATTGCATTTGACGATTGTTCAATTGCTGCTAGTGGAGACGCTGCTCTAAACAAAATCACATTTGCAAGTGCTGATAATGCATCTTATATTAACATTGGTGATACATTAGTTGTAAGTAAAGGCGGTAAAACTACAAAAGTTTACGTTACTGCTAAACCTTCTTCTACTACTATTACTGCTGTACCTTATAAGTCTGCTGATTTAGCTGACGCTGCTGCAGGTGGTTGGGCTAACAATGCTGCAACGACAGGAATCGCTGTATTTGTATACGGTTCTGAATACGGAAAAGGCTCTATCAATGTTGGAAATACTGTAAACGCTAAAAGCGAATACTTTAACAATTCTCCAATCATTATTAGAGACAAATATTCTGTAAACGGTTCTGATACTGCACAGATCGGTTGGGTTGAAGTTGCAACAGAAGTTGGAACATCAGGTTATCTTTGGTATCTTAAATCTGAGCATGAAGCAAGATTAAGATTTGAAGATCAATTAGAGATGGTTATGATTGAATCAGAAAAAGCTGCACATTCATTTACTGCAGACCCAGGTGCTGGATCTAACAGTTTCACTGTTAAAGGTACTGAAGGTTTATTTGCTGCTATCAACGCAAGAGGATTAGTTTACTCTGACGCTGATTTCGGTGGATCACATGCGACTGATGGATTAGCTGATTTTGATAACATCCTACAAGAATTAGACAAGCAAGGTGCTATCGAAGAAAATATGTTATTCCTTAATAGAGGAGTTTCATTAGCTATCGATAACATGTTAGCAACTCAAAATTCTTACGGAGCTGGTGGTACATCTTATGGTGTATTTGACAACTCTGAAGATATGGCATTAAACTTAGGTTTCTCTGGTTTCAGAAGAGGTTCTTATGACTTCTACAAAACTGACTGGAAATATCTTAACGACTCTACTACTAGAGGTTTAGTTAAAGATGTAGAAGGTGTGGTTGTACCAGCAGGTGTATCTACTGTTTATGACCAGATTCTTGGAAAGAACATTCAAAGACCTTTCCTACATGTTAGATATAGAGCTTCAGAAGCTGATGATAGAAGAATGAAATCTTGGATCACAGGTTCTGTTGGAGGTAACTTCTCTTCTGACGAAGACGCTATGAACGTACATTTCTTATCTGAGAGATGTTTATGTGTTCAGGGAGCAAATAACTTTATTTTGCTTAAGTCTGGTGACGGAGTAATTGGAGATGCTGACTAGTAATCTACAACAATAATTAAAAGCAAAGGGAGCTTCGGCTCCCTAGGCTTTTATTTTAACTTTTTAATTATATTATATTATGGCAAAGAAAAAAATACAAAACCCAGCTGAATGGGAAGTAAAAGATAGAACTTATGTTCTAAAAGGTGAAACTCCTTTATTATATGTGATACCAGGTAGACATACAAGAAGAAAACCATTATTATGGTTTGACACTGAAAGTGGTCAACAAGAAGAGCTTAGATATGCTACAAACATGAGTTCTCCTTTTGTATCTGAACAAAAAGGTGTTGCAACCTTAGGTCACATAGCTTTTAAAAATGGAACTTTAGTAGTACCAAAAAGAAAGCAAAATTTACAAAAATTATTATCACTATATCACCCAATGAAAGATGTTATATATTATGAACATGATGAGGTGCAAATAGCAAGTAATGATTTAGATTATATAGAAGCTGAGATTGCAGCTTTAGTTGCGGCTAAAGAGATAGATATAGAGCAAGCAGAAGCTATATTAAGAGTAGAGATTGGTTCTAAGGTATCTAACATGACTTCTAAGGAAATTAAAAGAGATGTATTGCTAATGGCAAAAAGAAACCCTCTTATGTTCTTAGAATTAATTCAAGATGATAACGTAGAACTTAGAAATATAGGTATAAAAGCTGTTGAAGCTAGTATACTAACATTGTCGCCTGATAACAGGAAGTTTAAATGGGCTAGTAACGGTAGAATATTATTTACTGTTCCCTTAGACGAACATCCTTACTCAGCATTAGCGGCGTGGTTTAAAACCGACGAAGGTATGGAGGTTTTAACATCAATACAAAAAAGACTTTAAATAGTCACTTTTATAGTAAGGTCACTATAAAGGTGGCCTTTACTATAAATAAAAAGAAATTATGGCAGTAAGCATAGATACAGTATATCAAAGAGTTTTAAATATAGCTAACAAAGAACAAAGAGGTTATATAACACCTATAGAGTTTAACTTACTAGCTAATCAAGCTCAAATGATGATATTTGAACAATATTTTTACGACTTAAGTCAGTTTGAAGAAGTTTTGCAAAGGAAAAATGATACAACTTATGCTGATATGATTGATCTTATAAATGAAAAAATAGATCATTTTGAAAAGTATAGACAAACTGTAACTATGTCAAACGGCGGTGTAGGAGTTTTACCTGATTATTATAGAATGGGTGAAATATACACGGACAAATGTGGTTATGATGCTGAAGTAGAAAAAATAAATCAAAACGAAGTACATCATATACTGAACTCACCTTTAACAGCTCCAACAGAAACTTATCCTGTTTATGTTAGATTTTCGGCAGCTGGAGACACTCAAACAAATAGAGAACGTAGAATACAGATATACCCAACTACAATAGGTAGTAGTGATAATGTTGTCTGTAATTATATAGCTAGACCTGCTAAGGTTGCATGGGGTTACACAATAGTTAATGAAAAACCATTATATAA